TGATATTGATAGGGGAAGAGCAAGAGGTGGAAATAGTACCGAAGGTATAGTAACAACTACTGCTACAACAAATATAGCTGGTACAAATGTAAGTTTTGGATGGGAAGAGAATAGTAATTATTTACAGGTTCCACCAGAGATTATTGGTGTACAAAAAATATATCATTTTGATGGAACTAACACTACAACAAATAATATGTTTAGTGTTAAGTATCAGTTATTCTTAAATGATATCTATTATTGGGGATCAACTGAATTATTAACATATGCAATGACAAAATCATATCTATCAGATATTGATTTCTTATTAACAACTCAGAAGCAAATAAGATTTAATCAGAGGCAAGATAGATTATATATGGATATTGATTGGGGTAGTGTACAGAAAAATGATTGGATAATTATGGATTGTTATAGAGCACTTAATCCTGCTGATTTTACTAGAGTATGGAATGATTCATTCTTAAAAAAATACCTAACCCAATTAGTAAAACGTCAATGGGGACAAAATCTACTTAAATTCCAAGGAGTAAAACTTCCTGGTGGTGTTGAATTAAATGGACGGCAAATCTATGATGATGCTCAGAAAGAGCTTGATAACATCAAAGAGGTTATGTCCAATACTTATGAGTTACCACCACTAGACATGGTAGGTTGATATCATGGCACTTAATCCATATTTCCAACAAGGTGCTAGATCCGAGCAGAATTTAATACAGGATCTAATCAACGAACAGTTGAGGATGTATGGTGTTGAAATACATTATTTACCAAGAAAATATGTAAGTGAAAAAAGTGTTATTAAAGAAGTAGTATCTTCTAAGTTTGATGATGCATATCCTATAGAAGCATATATTGATAACTTTGATGGGTATGGCGACAATCCAGTATTATTATCTAAATTTGGTATTCAGCAAACAAATGAAGTAACTCTTGTAATATCAAAGGAGAGATTTGAGACATACATTTCTCCATTAATGAGAGGAGAAGAGAATGTAAAACTAACTACTAGACCTAAAGAAGGAGATTTAATTTACTTCCCATTGGGAGATAGGTTATTTGAGATTAAGTTCGTAGAGCATGAAAAACCATTTTATCAGTTACAGAATACTTATGTTTATGAATTGCGTTGTGAACTCTTCCGTTACGAGGATGAGGTTATTGCTACTGGAGTTGAAGAGATTGATGACGAATTAGTCGGAGATGATTTAGCTGATGCTCAGACAGAAGATGGTATTTCTACAATACTTGGCGTAACACAAACATTAAAGTTAGTTGGTAGTGGAATTAATGCATCTGCAGAAACTAACTTAGTTCTTAATGGTGGAATAAGATATATTAGTGTACTTAATAGGGGTGGTGGTTATTTAACAACACCACATGTTGGAGTATCATCTGCCCCAACAGGTGGAATTACTGGTATAGCTACAGCATTAATGATTGGTGGAATAAATGTATGTAATCTAAATGTTAATGCTTCTGCAAGATCAGTACAAGAAATACAATTAATAAATCCAGGTTCTGGGTATACTATGGCTACCCATACAGATGGTACTGTTACTCCTGGAATAGCAATTACTAATACCACAGGAACTGGTGCAGCAGCAACTGCTTATCTCACCAATCGTGGTGTTGGTATAGTTACTATTACTGGTGGTGGTAGTGGATTTACTACTGATCCTACAGTTACATTCTCTACACCAATTCATGTAGGTGCTGCTGCAACAGCAGTTATAGACACGCCAATGGTAGGTGGTGGTGTTAGTGTAACCCGTGCTGTTATTAGTGATGGACCTGCTGCCTTTATGTTCCCAGGAGGAACTACAGGTGGTAGATTCTATAAGCCAGGTACAGTTCCAACTGTAACATTTGATTTACCTGGAGGTAGTAGTCATTCTGCAACAGCAGATGCAACATTAGATGATATTGCTCTTACTGGTGGTACAGTTCTATCAACAAACATTACATTTGGTGGTAGATTCTATAAAACTGCTCCTATCTTAACATTCTCTGCTCCAGTTAATTCTGGTGCTTCTGGATCTATTGGTATTGCGGTATCATCAATCAATCCATCTACTTTAGGGTTTACAACTACTGGTAGGGCATATAAGGTTGCTCCAACAGTAATAATTGGCACTGGTAGTGGTACAGATACACTAATAGAAGCTGCAGTTGGTATTGCAACTATTCATCCAATTACTGGTATAGTTACTGCTGTTTCATTTGATGTTGCTGATCCTTGGGCAGTTGGAACTGGAGCAACAGTTGGATACGGTTATACTGTTACTCCAACGATTTCATTCTCTGGAGCAACGGCACAAGAAAGAGCAACAGCAACAACAACAATTGATGCTGATGGACAGGTAGATAGTATTTCCATTGGAAATAGTGGATATGGATACTATAGTACCCCATCTATTACAATCAATCCACCAACTGCTGCAATGGAGGAATTCAGAGCATTAGGTGTTGCAACTATGAGATTTGATTCTGTTATAGCAAATGGTACTATTGGTATAGGAACTACCAATGCTATTACAGGAATCGATACAACAGGTATTCTGATAGGAGATAGAGTAAGATTAGAGAATGGTTATGATGATATCTATTCTAACTTTATTGCAACTGATACTTATGTAACAAGTATTGGTATAGGAACGATTTATATACAAGATGAAACATTCAATGCAGGTGCTGCAACTTCATCCTTTGAGTTTGGTATTGATAAATGTGGTATTATTACAGGAATTGCTGTTACCTACGGTGGTGGTGGATATTTAGAACCACCAGGTGTTACTATACAAAATGATGTAAGTGTTAAGAATTATCATGAAATTGTAGCAGGTGTTATTACAGCAACTGGTGCTGCACATATTAATGACGCAGGAAATGTTACTGACATATGGATAACTGATTCTGGTGCTAAGTATGTTGAAGGAGAAGGTAGTCCAACTCCTTGGATAACTATTTCTGCTCCATCTATGGATTCTACAGGAGATTATAGATTTAATGAGATAGTTACAGGAGCAACTAGTGGAGCTAGTGGAAGAGTAAGATCTTGGAGTTCTGTATCTAATGAATTAGAAGTTGCATCAGTTAGTGGAACATTCCTCAACGGAGAGAAAGTTATAGGATCAAGTTCAGGTGCTTCCCATGCATTAAGAAAGACTGATACTATGCCAGATAGTGATGAATTTGCGGATAATTTTGATATAGAAACGGAAGCAGATAAGATTTTAGACTTCTCAGAAACCAATCCATTCGGTATTCCCTAAATAATATACCAGGACTATAACGATGTTTGAGTATTTTTATAACGAAATTCTGAGGAGGACAATCATTTCCTTTGGTACTCTGTTTAATGGGATAACCGTTAAGCAGGAAAATTCTACTATCAAAGTACCATTGGCATATGGTCCTACCCAAAAGTTCTTGGCAAGATTAGAGCAATCACCTGATCTTAATAAGGCGACTGCTATGACATTACCTAGAATGTCATTTGAGTTTACTGGTCTTACATATGATCCATCAAGAAAGGTTACAACGACACAAAGATATACTGTAAAAGATCCAGTTGATGGTAAAGAAACATCTAAAGTTTTTATGCCTGTACCATATAATATGCAATTTGAGCTTGCTATTATGTGTAAGTTAAATGATGATGCATTACAAATTACAGAACAAATATTACCATATTTCCAACCAGCATATAACGTAACAGTAAATTTGGTTGGTTCTATTAACGAGAAAAGAGATATTCCGATTGTATTAGAAAATATTACAATGCAGGATGATTATGAAGGAGACTTTACTGCAAGAAGAGTACTTCTTTATACTTTAAGATTTACTGCTAAGACTTACATGTTTGGTCCTGTTACTTCTGCTACAAAGGACATCATCAAGAAGTCTACTGTTACATATCTATCTGGATCAGACAGATCTACTGCACATAGAGATGTTACTTACTCAGTTAAACCAAGAGCAGTTAAGAATTACACGGGTAATGTTGCTATCATAGCAAACCTTGCAAATGATATTTCTCTATCAGATACTAAGATTACAGTTGAGGATTCTTCTCAGATAACTATTCCATCAAGTGGTAAGTTATACGCAGATCTTGGTGGTGAAGAGATCTGGATTAAATCTAAGGATGGAAATGATTTGACAATAGCAAGAGGACAAGATAATACTACTGCAGTTGGTCATTTAAGAGGAGATGCTATTAAGTCTATTACTGAGGCAGATAGTGTTCTTATCGAAGAAGGTGATGACTTCGGATTTGACGGGAGTACATTCTAATGAAACAACTAGATAAAGCATTTAATATTACTCCCGAAGTAGTTAAGAAAGAACCAAAACCTGTTGGTATACAAAAACCAGATAGGTTAACTAAGAATGATGTTGAGAAAGATTATGACTATACAAGAGGTAATCTCTATAGTATCATTGAGAAAGGTCAAGAAGCAATTGATGGTATTCTAGAACTTGCTCAAGAAACTGAGCAACCAAGAGCATATGAAGTTGCAGGACAACTTATTAAGAGTGTATCTGATGCAACTGATAAGTTAATGGATCTTCAGAAAAAACTGAAGGATGTTGAGGAAGAAAAGACCAAAACAACTAATGTTACTAACAATGCATTATTTGTTGGGTCTACTGCCGATTTAGCTAAGTTAATTAAACAGCAAAATCAATGAAGAATTATTCTCAATTTATGGAGGAAACTAAATCTAAAGATTGTCCTCCTGGTAAATACTTCTGCTTCACTAAGAAAAAGTGTATGCCTATTCCTAAAGGATATTATGTTGGTGCGAGAGGAAGGTTAGCACAAGAACCAGAGGACGGAGACAATGACAACGGAAATGGCAGTAATAATGGTGTGGACAGTGGTAATGGCAATGGCCATAGTAATGGTGGTGGGAACGGTCATGGGTCTAATGGAGGAGGATCATGAAGATTAATTTACCCCTTAAAATAGAAATTCCAAATACACAGGCAGAATTTGAGTTAGGTCTGATGTTTAGGGAAAGTTTAGAAGAAGATACTGGAATGCTTTTTGCATTTGCAGAGAATGGTGAACACTCTTTTCATATGAGACATACTACTATTCCTCTTGATATTGCATTTATTACTGAAGAAGGAGTTATAGAAAGTATTAAAGAATTAGAACCATTAAGATCTTCTCCTGTTTATCCTGATGGTAATATTCGTTATGCACTGGAAGTTAATAGAGGATGGTTTGCTGAGAATGATGTTAATATAGGAGATAATGTTTTTGTAGATGATTGGAGAAATGATTATAAACCAACAGAAATTGAATCAATTGATCTAATTACACCAGAACCATTAAGACCATCACCAAGTATACTTGACGAATCTACAAGAATACCAACTGAGATAGGTAATCTTATTGATGTTTATTTGGCATGGAGAGGAAGAAACTATATGATTAAGATGTTCTTCCCACAAGTATCAAAACCTTCTAAAGCAGAAGTAGTAAAACAAATACACAAGGTATATCCTGGATCTAAAGTTTGGAATTATGAAAGATGTGACTATGTTCCTGGTCAACCGTTTTTACGAATAGGTAGTTAATTAATATTTTTTATTATGAAAAGAGACGAAATATACTTAGGTAATCCCAATCTAAAACGGGCAAATACTCCAATCGAATTTACTCAAGAACAGATTCTTGAGTTTATGGCATGTAGGGAAGATCCTGTTTATTTTGCACGGAAGCACGTTAAGATTGTTACTCTTGATAGAGGTTTGATGCCATTTGAGCCTTATGATTTTCAAGAAGGTTTAATTAATAATTTTCATGAGAATAGGTTTAATATATGTAAGATGCCTCGTCAGACAGGTAAATCTACAACTGTTATATCATATCTCTTGCATTATCTGCTATTTAATGATAGTGTAAATATTGGTATTCTTGCTAACAAGGCAGCAACCGCAAGGGAACTTCTTGGCAGACTA